TAAATACTCCTAGACGCATGTACTAGGTGATTGATACGTCTGCCAATGTCGTTATATCTAAGTCTAACGAAGTATTTTTAAAAATTGATTCAGAACCTCATATTGAGTATGAGTTAAGAGACCACTTTACCTTTGAGGTAGAGGGTGCAAAGTTTATGCCACAATATCGGAATAGGAATTGGAATGGAGAGATCCACCTATTCGATATGAGAACAAAGAAGATATATGTAGGACTGTTAGATAAGATTATTGCTTTCTGTGAAAGGCACGATTACACATATAAGTTTGAGGATAATGAATATTACGGAACTCCATTTGAAATAAATGAGGGAATATCATATCAAGGAGTAAAAGATTATATGAGTTCTATTTGTTCTCATGCTCCAAGAAAATACCAAGTGGATGGAGTACACGATGCATTAAAACATAATAGAAAGTTATTGATATCTCCCACTGCCTCTGGCAAATCTTTGATGATTTACTCTCTTGTAAGGTATTATGTAGCAAAACGGCAAAAAATTCTCTTAGTTGTCCCGACGACATCTTTAGTAGAGCAGATGTATAAGGATTTTCAGGATTATGGTTGGGATGCTGAGTCATATTGCCATAAAATATATTCTGGAAAAGAGAAAACGAATGAGTTTCCAGTAACGATTACTACTTGGCAATCTGTCTATAAACTAGAACGTTCATTCTTTGAAGATTATAATGTAGTTATAGGGGATGAGGCACACCTATTTAAATCGAAGTCTTTAATATCTATAATGACAAAGTTGCATCATGCGAAATATAGATTTGGATTTACTGGGACACTTGATGGAACACAAACTCATAAATGGGTATTAGAAGGATTATTTGGTCCATCATATAAAGTGACAAAAACTGATGAACTAATGAAACAAGGTCATCTTTCTCAATTAGATATTCAATGTCTTGTATTAAAACACATACCACAAAATTTTGAAACATATCAAGATGAAATAGAATATTTAATATCACATACTCAAAGAAATAATTTTATAAAAAATCTTACATTAGATTTAAAAGGCAACACTCTTGTACTGTTCTCACGAGTAGAAGCACATGGTCAGGTTCTTTATGATTTGATAAATAATAATAGTACAGAAGATCGTAAAGTCTTTTTTGTACATGGTGGAGTAGATGCTAATGAAAGAGAATTAGTTAGAGAAATTACCGAGGAGGAATCAAATGCGATCATCATTGCGAGTTATGGTACTTTTAGTACTGGGATTAACATTAAGCAGTTGCACAACATCATCTTTGCAAGCCCCAGTAAATCCAGAATTAGAAACCTTCAATCAATTGGAAGAGTTCTTAGGAAAGGAAAAGACAAAGTAAAGGCAACCTTATATGATATATCTGATGATTGTTCAACTAAAACTAAAAAAAATTATACATTAAATCACTTTATCGAACGAATTAAAATTTATAATGAAGAAAATTTTAATTATGAAATAATTACAATTCAATTAAGAAAATGATAGAAGACGAATTTTATGCAACAATTAAACTAATAACTGGAGAAGAAATTTTTGCGCGAGTTGCAGCATCTGAAGAAGAAGATAGAACTATGTTAATATTATCAAATCCAGTTACTATAGAAAGAATAAAAAATAAAAATAATGGCATCCAAGGTTTTAGAGTAGAACCTTGGTTAAAAACAAGCCATGACGATACTCATATTATTGATTTAAATAACGTTCTTACTCTTTCTGAATCAAAAGATGTAGAATCTATTATGATGCATAAAACATTTATAACTCAAAGTCAGCAAAATTATCAAACAAGATCTAAACTAGATAGAAAAATGGGTTATATAAGTACTGTAAATGAAGCTAGAAAATTCTTAGAAATAATTTATAATAAATCAACTAAAGAAAAGTAATATATCCCTTTGAACCTCCACAGAGTTATTGTACTCATATTTTGATACCTTGTCAAGCAAAGATTTAAATGTTATAATATCTACATAGTAGTGATAAATCTTATGGCAATAATTAAACCTATGGCAAAACGTAAGAGATCTGAACACTACGTTAATAATAAAGAGTTTCTTGCTGCTTTAATAAAGTATCGTGAAGATAAGGAAATTGCCTTATTGCAAGATAAACCTAAACCAGTTATACCAAGATACATAGGTGAGTGTTTTTTAAAAATTGCAACGCATCTTTCTTACAAGCCAAATTTTGTCAATTATATGTATAAGGATGATATGATTTGTGATGGTATAGAAAATTGTGTTCAGTACATCCATAATTTTGATCCAGAGAAATCCAAGAATCCTTTTGCTTATTTTACTCAGATCATTCATTATGCTTTTCTTAGACGTATTCAAAAAGAGAAAAAACAGTTAGAAATAAAAAATAAGATATTGGAAAGGACTGGTTATGAGCAAGTTTTTGAGAAGGATATTGACGATTATAACTTTTCCGATTATAATTCTATCAAGGACGCTGTGCATTCTAAATTGCGTAACTAATGAAGATTGCAATTATAACAGATCAGCACTTTGGATGTCGTAAAAATTCTAAACTTTTTCACGATTATTTTCTAAAGTTTTATGATGATGTTTTTTTCCCTACTCTTGAGAAAGAAGGTATCACTACAATTATTGATATGGGTGATACCTTTGATAGTAGAAAGGGAATAGATTTTGCTGCATTGTCATGGGCAAAGGATAATTATTATGATCGTTTAAGAGATATGGGCATCACTGTCCATACTATTGTTGGTAATCATACAGCATATTATAAGAATACGAATGAAGTAAATGCTATAGATTTATTGTTGAGAGAATATGATAATGTAAAAATTTATTCAGAAACATCTTCTATAATGGTAGATGACTTGAATGTTCTTCTTGTCCCTTGGATTAATAAGGAGAATGAAGAAATGAGTCATTCATTAATTAAGAAATCAAGAGCACCTGTTTGTATGGGGCATTTAGAACTTGTTGGATTTAAAGTTCATCGTGGTTATATAATGGATCATGGGACACAAGCTTCTATATTTGATAAATTTGAAAAAACATTTTCTGGGCATTATCATACAAGATCTGATAATGGAAAGATTTTTTATCTAGGAAATCCTTATGAAATGTATTGGAATGATTGTAATGATATAAGAGGATTTCATTTATTCGACACTAAAACTTTAGAACATACTCCTGTTAATAATCCTTATAGTATGTTTAAAGTTATATATTATGAAGATAATGATCATCAACTTTTTGATGCTAGTAAACTAGAAAATAAAATAGTTAAACTTGTAGTAAGAAAGAAAACAGATCAAGTTAAGTTTGAAAAATTTATTGATAAGTTATATGGTGCTAATGTAGCAGAACTTAAAGTAGTAGAGAATTTTATTTCTGCCGAGGTAGAAGGTTTTGAAGCATTTGAATCTGAAGATACTCTATCTATCCTTAATAGGTATATTGAGGAGGCTGAGGTAGATCTTGATAAATCAAGAATACAAAAAATGATTCAAGGAATATATCAAGAGGCGTGTGAGATGATTTAATGTTTATACTCACCGTCGATGGAAAGGAGAAAGAAGGAGCCTATGCTGTTACAGCATCAGATGGAGAACAAGTTCTTTATCTGTTTGAAGAAGAAGATGATGCAGTTAGATTTGCATATCAGTTAGAAGAAAGAGGGTATCCAGAAATGCATGTAATTGAAGTTGAAGATGATGTTATTATGAAAACATGTGAAGTTCATAATTATAGATATTCCGTTATTACGGAAGATGATATTGTAATTCCTCCAGAAGAAGATGCTTTTATTTGAAAATATCCGTTGGAAAAATTTTCTTTCAACAGGTAATCATTATAGTGAAATCAAACTTAACAATTCCTCAACTACACTAATTGTAGGAACAAATGGTGCTGGTAAAAGTACTGTTCTAGATGCTTTAACTTTTGGTTTGTTTAATAAACCATTTCGCAAGATTAGTAAAAGTCAATTAGTTAATACTGCAAATGAAAAGGATTGTGTTGTAGAAGTAGAATTTTCTATTGCTGATCGAGAATGGAAAGTTGTAAGAGGTATAAAACCAAATATATTTGAGATTTATAGTAATGGTGTGTGTCTAGATCAGTTTTCCCATTCTGGAGATCAGCAGAAATGGTTAGAACAAAATGTTTTGAAGATGAACTATAAATCTTTTACTCAAATTGTTATTTTGGGAAGTAGTACATTTGTTCCTTTTATGCAATTAACTGCTCCTAATAGAAGAGAAGTTATTGAAGATTTATTGGATATTAAAATATTTTCGTCAATGAATAATATTATTAAAGATAAGATTAAATTAGTTAAAGATGAGGTTAGAACATTAGATCTTAAAAGAGAATCCTTAAATGATAAAGTGGATATGCAAACTAATTGGATTAAGGAATTAGAATCTCAAAGTAAAGGGAGAATAGAAAATAATAAGGATAAGATTAAAACTTTGGGTATTGAAGTAAATACTCATTTGGAAAGGAATGAATTGATACAAGGTGATATAGATGATCTTACTAGAACTCAAGAAGTTGTAACAGGAGCTACAGGAAAGTTACGTGAGTTAGGAAACCTTAAAGGAATAATATCCAGTAAGGTATCAAGCATTACTAAAGAGCATAAGTTTTTCACAGATCATACGGTTTGTCCTACTTGTGGTCAGGGCATCGAGGAAGACTTTAGAATAAATAAAATCGATGATGCTCAAGATAGAGCAAAGGAGTTGCAATCTGGTTATAAAGAACTAGAAGAGGCAATTAAAAAAGAAGAAGATCGAGAGCATCAATTTACCACATTATCTAAGGAGATTACTTCACTAACGCATGGCATTTCTAAAAACAATACTCGGATATCTGGATGTCAACGGCAAATCAGAGATCTGGAATCGGAAATTCAAACAATTACCGAACAACTTGCAAATAGAAATACTGAGCATGAGAAACTAGAATCTTTCAAAGAAAATTTAATAAAAACATATGAAGATTTAGCTTCTAAAAAAGATATCATAAGATATCATAATTTCTCGTATGGGTTGCTTAAGGATGGTGGAGTAAAGACTAAAATTATCAAGAAGTATCTACCGTTGATAAATCAACAAGTAAACCGTTATCTACAGATGATGGATTTCTACATAAACTTTACTCTTGATGAGGAGTTTAATGAAACTGTCCAATCTCCCATACATGATAACTTTTCTTATTCTTCTTTTAGTGAAGGTGAAAAAATGAGAATTGATCTAGCACTTTTATTTACTTGGAGAGAAGTTGCTAGAATGAAAAATTCTGTTAATACTAATCTCTTGATTATGGATGAGGTTTTTGATTCATCACTTGATGGTTTTGGGACAGAAGAATTCCTTAAGATTATTCGTTTCGTAATCAAAGATGCTAATGTGTTTGTTATATCCCACAAAACAGGTATGGATGACAGATTTGAAAGTGTCATAAAGTTTGACAAAATTAAAGGTTTTTCACGTATGATGCGACCATGACTATTCCAAACTGGCAACACAATTCGGGTAAGCCACCGAAAAGAAAACTTAAACCACAAGCTCTACGTTCAGCAAGAGAACGACGTAGACAGTTGATAAAGTGTCTACTCAAGACCTCCGATTCACGTCGGGGGTCTTATAATAGGTGCATAGCAAAGGAAACACATGGCAGTAAAGCAAGAAATCAAGTCCCACTTAGCAAAGTTGCTTGCTACTGAAGATCTTGTAGTAGAGCATAAGCAATGTGAGACAGCACAGTTTAATGTTCACACTCGTGTATTGACCCTTCCCCTCTGGGAGAAAGCAAGTGATGTTGTATACGATTCATTAGTATGTCATGAGGTTGGACATGCCCTCTTTACTCCTGATGAAGATTGGACACGAGATGTTGAAGTACCTCAACAGTTTATTAATGTAGTGGAGGATGCTCGTATTGAAAAATTGATGAAAAGAAAATATGCAGGTGTTGCAAAAACTTTTTACAAAGGTTATAAAGAACTTCATGATAAAGATTTCTTTGAGTTAGATGGTCAAAATCTATGTGCTCTTAATCTTGCAGATCGTGCTAATTTGCATTTCAAAATTGGATCACATCTTGAGTTGTTTTTCTCAACTCGTGAAGAAGAAATTCTTGATTTGATTGCTGATTGTGAAACATTTGAAGATGTGAAAAAAGTATCTGCTATTCTCTATCAATATTGTAAGGGTGAGGTTAAGTCTCAAGAACAAGTGCAAAAATCCAAAGAAGGAACACAACAAGAATTAGATTTGAATCAAGATACTGATAATAATCAAGAGACAAGTGAAGAAGAAGTTGAGCATGAGGTGAAGGAAAATACAACATCTGGTGGAGCACCATCTTCTCAGATTGAAAACAATGAGGAAGAACCAGAACCAGAACTAAAAACAGTAGAGTCTTTGGAAAGTTCAATTAGAGATCTTGTTAATGATAGAGATGGTGCTAGGGAAAATGTTTATCTTGAAGTTAATGATGTTAATATTGATAGTATTATTGCTAGTAATGAGGATATTCATAAAGAGATAGAGTCTGATTTTAAAGATCAGTCAACTATGGCAAACTATGAACTTTTTTCTGAAGTAGATAATGAGTATCATGAGTTTAAAAATAATGCAAGAGCAGAAGTTAATTATCTTGTCAAAGAGTTTGAGTGTAAAAAATCTGCTAGTGCATATGCTCGTGCATCTATATCTAAAACAGGTGTTCTAGATACTAGAAATCTTCATACTTATAAGTTTAATGAGGATTTGTTTAAAAGAATATCTATTGTACCTGATGGTAAGAATCATGGTTTAATCTTTATATTAGATTGGTCTGGCTCTATGAGTAGAGTTTTGATAGATACTATCAAACAACTATACAATCTATTATGGTTTTGTAAGAAAGTTCAAATTCCTTTTGAAGTCTATGCATTTACGAATGAATGGAAGATACGTGAAAGGGATTATGAAACTGGTGCATGGAAAATTGTTGATAAATTTGAAGAAATATATGAACCTTCTGAAGGAGTATTTCATATTGATAAAGCATTTACTTTAATGAATATCCTTACTAGTAGGGTAAAGAATAATGAATTTGAAAAACAATTAAAGAATATCTATCGTACTGCATGGACTTTTGGACAACAATGGAATGTAAAATATAGACCTTCTGCTAGATTACATCTTTCAGGAACTCCTTTAAACGAGACTTTAATTAGTCTTCATAAAATTATTCCACAGTTTCAAAAAGAAAATAAACTTGAAAAAGTTCAATGTGTTATATTGACTGATGGTGAGGCAAGTACAATCCCTTATCATACTGAAGTACAACGTCGTTGGGAATATGAACCTGTCATGGGATGTAGAGGTATTAATCCAGATTGTTGTTTTTTAAGAGATCGTAAACTTGGTAAAGTTTATAAAATTGGATATCGTTATTATGATTTTGTTGATGTTCTTATTAGAAATCTTCGAGATTCATTTCCTTCTACTAATTTTATAGGTATTCGTCTTTTAGAAACAAGAGATGCGGTTCCATTTATAAAGAGATATTATAATGAGTATGAAAATCCTGTAGAGTATGGTAAGATATTATCTGACTGGAGAAAGAATAAAAGTTTCTCTTTAACTTCTTCTTCTTATAATTCATATTTTGGTATGTCTTCTGCTGTTCTGTCTGAGGACTCTGAGTTTGAACCTAAGAGTGATTCGAAGGCAGATATTAAAAGAGCATTTGCAAAATCTCTTAGAACCAAGAAACTAAATAAAAAAGTTCTTGGTGAATTTATCGAATTGGTGGCTTAACTATGGCAATTTATGATGATGTAAAAATCACTATCAACCTCAATGAGTTGGTAGAGATTAGAGCAAAACTTATTTCTCAATATGATGATTATTCAGAAAAGATATCTAAGGGTGAGTACTTAGATGGAGGTGATATTGATCGTATTGCAACTGGGTTAAGAGATACTTTAACTTGGGATACTCTTTACAGTATGGTTGATGATGCTGTTTTGGATTACTTGGGTATGAAAGAAACTCATTATGGTGAGAGATCTATTGAAACCATTGAAGTAACAATGGAGAAGGAGAGAAAGGAAAGAGAGAAAGAATTTAAGAAGAACTTTGAGATGGTTAAGTTAGAATCATCATCATGGACACTTGATGTACCAATGAGGAAAAGATGACTCTTAAAGATCATATGGGTCCGAAAAAAGGTTGGGACGATGCCAAGTGGTTGCAACATGCTCATGTGATGGTTCATTCTCCTTGGATTGATGATCATGAAAGGGAGTATTGGAGAGACAAAATTAAGCAATTAACAAAATGAAAATGAATGATCAAACTAAATATGTTTTCGCACTAGAACATATTGCACATCTAGTTGATCTTGTAACTGATCTTGATGATCCAGAAGAGTCCCAAGAGTTGTATGAATTAGTGTATGATCTAGAAAGAATCATAGAGAGGAATTTATCTTATGAGTTACAACGAAAAGAAAGACTACGATCTATACTCCCAGAGGATAGAAAATTGGGAGCAAGAGTACAGCATAAAAGCGACAAGGAAATTATCAAAGAGGGAATTGGAACTATTGGAAGGATCGAAGATTAAAGCTCATGAAGGAATGATGTATGGTCGCATGTATAACGAATGGAAACATTTGGTACATAAAGAAAACATTAAATGAGTAAATAATTATTCAGAAACCCTAACATGACCAACCCATATCCCAAACCAAGATGGGATCTTGAAAATGATGTACTTCGACTGGAACAAATGATTATTCTCTACGAACAAGAAATCGCAGAACTGACAACTGAAAAAGAAGAATTAAAAAAAGAAGTAATGCTTCTCAAAGAAAAATTAAGTTATTACAAATCAATTGCTTATTTTGAAGAGGAGGTAGAAGAATGAGTGGAGATCCATCACTGAGAGAACCAGTCATTTTTTATAGTGAACAAATGACTGATGCAAAGATAATGCTTTTAGAACTTCATGGAATAAAATTTAAGAATAAATATTACTATAATAGTGATCACAATAATGAAGACCTTCAAAGAATTTCTAGAAGAAAGTAGTCTGAGTAGAATCAAAAGCAAATCAGATAAGAGTGGTATAGCAACTCTCTCAGGTGATCGTGGTAATTTATCAAGAAAACAAAATCAAGCAAGATCAAAACAATTACAAAAAGATATTCGTGGTAAATTTGGTAGAGGACCAACTAAATTAAAAGGATCATATCTAGAAAATCCTGGTTCAAAAGATGAAAGGAAGGTTAAAGAGAAAAGTTATGCAATAGATCGTGGTAAGATGGGTAAACGAAAGTTTAAGAAAGAAGTCAAGAAGTTAGGTAAAAAGTATGGTCAGGATTCAGTATTGACACAAACTAAAAAAACTGCTACACTTCATAGAACAAGGAAAGGTGGATTAGATAAAAAAGGAGAAAATGTCGGTAGGTTTAAACCGCAAGGTAAAAATCCATACGGACAATCACAAATCAAAGGTAAAACTTTCGCATACGGAAACTAAATGACAAAACCTTATGATGATTCTAATTGGAGAGAAGAATACAAAAGTTACACTAGTAACGTAAAGCATCTCGAACTTTTAGAAAATGGACCTAAACAATTATCCCAAGCTTGGATATTAGGTGCATTATATAATAAATGGAAAAAAATTAAAGGTTATGATAAACTAGATCCTAAAGAAAATGAAGGTCAGTTACAATCTAGTATGAAGGAGTTTTTTGCTAGAACAAAAGACCAAGGCATATGACAATTTACAAACTGGTACATGGGGGGTCGTAAGATCCCTTTTTTGCTTTATAATAGGTTTATTGAAACGAACCACATTATGTTTGAGATTAAAATGACTCGTGAAGAAATTATTGATGGTTTAAGAGACACATATGGTAAAGAGTTCACTGCTGCAGATGTAAAAGGATTCTGTGCTATGAATGATATTGCCTATCAAACAGTTACTAAAAAGATAGAGCAATTTAAAGTTGGTCGTGGTAAGTGGAATTTAGAAGTTACTACTAAAGCAGTTGAAACTATAGAAAAGTCTTTTAGTGCTCCTGCCGTCGAACCATCATTGCAACAAAATCTTGTACCAGAATCCGATTCAACATTTGTTAAGTTTGGATCCTTTACAGATGTTAAAAAAATTATTCAGTCAAAGCAATTCTATCCTACATTTATTACTGGTCTATCAGGTAATGGTAAGACCTTTGGTGTAGAGCAAGCATGTGCTCAGTTAAAGAGAGAACTTATTCGTGTAAACATTACTATTGAAACTGATGAAGACGATCTTATTGGTGGGTTCCGTCTTGTTGATGGGGCAACTGTTTGGCATAACGGACCTGTCATTGAAGCACTCGAACGAGGAGCAGTCTTGTTACTCGATGAGGTTGACTTGGCTAGTAACAAAATCTTATGCCTCCAACCCATACTTGAAGGCAAAGGCTTGTTCCTCAAAAAAATCGGTAGGTTTGTCAGACCTGCGGTAGGATTTAATGTAATTGCAACTGCAAACACTAAAGGAAAAGGTTCAGATGATGGAAGATTTATTGGAACTAATGTGCTCAACGAAGCATTCTT